TCAGGGCGCCGGATATGTCCAGTTTTTCGGTAACAGTGAGATCGAGCTTATCGCCAAAGACCTTTGGCAGAAACTTGGAAGCGCGCCATTTGTGCACGTCGATCTGGTTACGCTGCACGCCAGGATGCAGGTCTGTTCGCGCCGCAATGTCCACCATGCGATCCACTTCAGCAACGGCGCCAAGCGCGCGAGCTTTTAATACTTCGTCCGCAAGATTAGGTGTTCTTGCGATGAAATTGGTTAAATCAGCATCCCATAAGCCGTTGTTTTTGCAATAACTATTTTGCGTCTGCCCTTGCGAGAGCCAATCGAGCAGCGGCCGGATATGCTGTGATAAGTCTGTCATGGGCGCGAATTGTATCATGTGCCGCAAATCGTCAGCACATTGTGACCATTTACGGCACATTCTTTCCGCATTGTGAAATATCGGCACTTTTTGGGCGTGGTACGCATTGTGCATTACTCAATGCGCAGTCCATTTATCAACTAAACGGAGCAATAACAATGGCAACACTCGCCGAAGCCACTGAAGACGCAATGTTTTTAAAGGAATGTGTTGTGCGCATTTCTGTGCCGCATAAAAACATGACCGAATATTTTTCTTGCAAAAAAACACGCGCCCGCCGTGAAGTTTTCATCCCTTACGGCTATTCCGGCACGTTTGATATTGTTGCTGATTTCACGGCGGAACCTTCGAAATGATCCTTTTACTACTCGCCTGCAGCATCAGCGGCGCCATCATCGCGGCGCCTGTTATCAAAATTTACCGGAGGTTTTGAACATGAACACAATCAAATCGTTTTGCGAGAAATCGCACATTCCCGCGCCGTTGATTCGCGCCGTCATTTCGCAGGTCGGCGGCTGGGGTTGTTTCAAGGATGCCGCGCGCGACGTGACAAATCACGGCGCAGATGGCGGATTTTCCGGTTTCACGTATTACACTGATACCTGCGCATTTTTCACGCGCAACAAATCAGCCATCATTGAAACCGCGGAAAACATGGCGTCAGATCTTGGCGAATCCCTTTACAAAATGATTGCAGGCTTTAACTGCCTGAAAATCAGCGAAGGCGAAGCGGCCGAAGGAATCCACAACGCGCGCAGCAAACACGCAATGCAAGTGCGCAACGCGCTTACGTGGTTTGCTCTCGAAGAAGTTAGCCGCAGCTATTGCGATTTGATCGAGGATTAGCACGCCCACCGCATTGATTTACCCGCAACACTATTTCAATTTCACAAGGAAAAACATCATGCATCAAATCACTGTAAGCAAAGACGCAATTCGTGCCAGTTTGCAATGCGCCGCAAAAGATGACATTCGCTATTACCTTAACGGGCTTTGCTTCGAGCTTGGCGACACTGGCAAAAACACGGCCGTTAATATCATCGCCACCAATGGCCATGTGCTTTCAATCATGCGCGAATACGCGCCGGAGGTTTCCGCGGACAATTTCGGCACGTTCATTGTGCCGCGGACCATGCTGGAAAAGATCAAGGCGCAGAAAAAGCACGAATCCAAAACCGTGACAATTACCGCGGATCTGGTTTCGAACGATTGCACTGTCGAATATGACGGCGTGAAATTGACCGGCAAGCTAGTCGACGGCAAATTTCCCGATGTCAGGCGCGTCATGCCGCGGAAAATATCCGGCGAGCCCGCGCAATATAAACCGGATTTGCTGGCCAGATTTCAGACGGCCGGCGAAATTCTTGTCGGCAAAAAGTTTTACGGTCCGGTTATTGGCTACAACGGGCAAAGCGCGGCCGCCGTTTCAATCGGCACCGATAACTATTTCGGCGTGATCATGCCTTTTCGGACGGACGACATGCCGGAAAACGCGCCGGCCTGGGTTTTCGAAAACCTCGAACCGGCAAAGGCGGCCGCGTGATTCCACCTAAAAACTACGATCTGCGCCACTGGCGCACACCGTCGCGCTTCGCCTTAATCGCGCGCGACATTCTCTCGGCCGCTGCAGTGGCGGCCGTTATTCTTTTTTCATCGTTCGCAGCTGGCGTGCTCGAACAAATTTTACGGAGGTTATTCAAATGAAAACCGTGACATATTTTTACCGCGGCAAAGTCGAACGGGGCAATGGCAAGCCCGGCTACGACTGGCACAACGGCTATAGCGAAACTGCCGCCGACGGCAGCGTAACGTATCCTTGGTTAACTCGGCGCGAGTGCATCGCGGATGCACAAAGCCAAGGCGCGAAAGCGCAATTTAAATACCCGCAGGCGCGGCAATGAACCCCGCCCAACTGCTAACCACGCTGCGCCAGCTGACCGACACGGCCAGCAAATACCGCGACCAGGCGCGCGCACGCTATCACGTCAAAGGCGAGCTCGAAATTGGCCAGTCCGCGGAGGTGCATCGCACAAATAAAGGCGCGTGGATCCGCGCTTATGTTTTTATTCCTAAATCGGAGGTGACGAAATGAAATATCAAATTCGCGGATTGTGGAAACGCGCAGAGGTTGACGATTATGAACAAGGTTGCATCGGTCCATCGGCTGATCACTGGATTGATCTGCAATTTACTGCCGCCGACATTCCGGCCACAATCAAAAAAGCGGCCGATTTTGTAGGCGTAGATTCTGACGGGATCGAACTAGACGCATGCGACGAAACCGGCCGGATTGATTTTGCCCGGACCGAAACTGACGACGGCAGCGAATTGACGCCGGCGGAGGTTGCCAAATGGAAAGCCGGCGAGCTTCGCGCCTGGTATTGCGTATATACGGGCTATCTCGAAAAGGTTGAAACCGTATCGGCATGCCAATAGCCCGCCCTTCCCCACAAGCCCGGCCACCGTGCCGGGCTTTTTCACGCCTGCCGCGCGGAGATAATCCGCATCCCAAGCGCGCGGAGGCAACGCCGTAACATGGCCGAGTTACCGATCACGGCCGCGTTACCCATCGCGCCGAAAAATAACGCCCGCCCCTCACGGACCACGGGTTATGCCGATTTGAAATTCTGCCGATCGGGTTATGCCCGCTTGCGCGTCGTGTTCCAGTCTGCAGACCGGTAACAAATCGAGTCGGAACAGAAGTCGGAACTTTAATTTTTTCTTTAATAATCTTATATTTACATTTACTGTTACTAATATAAATATAAATATGGCTATTGACGGAAAATTTCGCAGCGCCCAGCCGCCGTGTCGGTGGCCAATATATTCCGCAGCGCGCCTTGCCGCCCGCCAGCTTTCCTGCCGTAGCTTCGTGAAATTTCGCGGAACTTGCGAATTTCTCAATTTTTTGCTGTAAAATCATTGTTACCAGGTCGGAACGCAGGCCGGTAACAACCCGAAAGGTGGAACGTATGCCCGTCTATTTCAATGGAAAACAGGTCAATTACCTGCCCCGTGAGGAATTGCGCGCTGGCGATCGCGTCATCCTGCCCGAATCAATCATCGAGCGCGCCAAGTATGGCCGGCAGTTGCGTGAAATGGGCCGCATCGTGAAAACGCACAAAGGTCCGTTTGACGGCTACTACACGGTGGATTTGCTGAGTCGGCCTCGCGCCAAGACTTACGCCCCGAAGCGCAAAGTCAGCCCGCGGGCGGACCCGGCATATCGGCGTCGTGCCGAACGCCGCGCTTGGCACCGTGCCAGAATCGCGGCGAACCCGTTTAACTAACGCACTTGATCCACAAAACAGGCGTGGCCATCGACACGGCGGCATCCGCTTCGTGCGAACCGATGCGCGCCCCGTCAAGATTGAATTTGCCCTTTGCGTAGCCCCGGCGCAGGACGCGCAGGATAGTCCTGTTTCCGGTGTCGATGAGGCACCAGCGTCCCAGCGCCTCGGCGTCAACGCTGTTGACATTAATGCAACGCCAGCGAATAATGAGCATGTCCTATGCCAAACACCGCGCAAATTTCACTGCAAGACGTAAACCCTTTCGAGGGCTTGTCGCGCCTCGGCCGCTTGCCTGAAGAAGTCCGCCCGCCGACGACGCAGGCTGAGCGTGTGCTGCGCAAATTCGGCGGCGTGCGCAAATTGGCGCGCATTCTCGGGCTGGCACCCTCGACCGTGGCGCGGTGGAACTGGCCGAAGTCGAAAGCGGGGGGCACCGGTGGCCGGATCCCCAGCGACAAGCTGGAAAAGATCATGTCAGTGGCACGCGCGCATGGCGTGCTCTTGACCGACGAGGACATTCTGCCAAAACCGTTACCGCGCAAATGGGTGCGCTACGCTCACAATGAATAGCATCCTCGGCATCGACCCCGGCCTTGATGGCGCGCTTTGCATCTACAACGGCGAGCATGTCGATATTTTGGATATGCCGACGACAGAGCGCGTGGTGAATGGCAAAGCCAAACGCCAGATCGACGCTTATCAGGTGGGGAACTGGCTGGACCTGAATCGCGGTCGCATCAAGCGCGCGGTGGTCGAGCACGTCACGTCAAGCCCGCAGATGGGTGTCGCCAGTGCATTCAGCTTTGGCTTTTCGACCGGCGTGATTCACGGTGCGCTGGCTGGCAACGCGATACCGCTGCTAACCGTGCGTCCGCAAGACTGGAAATCGGCGTTCGGGCTGATCCGGCAGCCGAAGGATGCGAGCCGTGGCGCTGCCAGCCGTATCGCGCCGGCGCATTCTAGCCTGTGGCCGTTGAAAAAGCACGACGGCCGCGCTGAATCTTTTTTGTTGGCTGTTTACGGAATGAGGTTTTTGAATTGAGTCAGACACGGGCTCAATCCCTGATCGAGTCGGCGCTTAACATAGGCTCCGGCTTTTTTATCAGCCTGGCGGTGTGGGTGTGGATCGTCGTGCCGGTGTGGAATTTGCCGGTGCGCCCGATCGACAATCTCGGCATCACCGGTCTGTTCACGGTCGTCAGCGTAATTAGGAGCTACGTGTGGCGGCGAATTTTCAACCGAATTCATGGGGGACGACGTTGAAACTGATTGGATTAGCAGGACCCGCGGGTAGCGGCAAAGATTCGGTGGCGGACATTCTCTGCCGCGACCACGGTTTCGTGCGCTACGCGCTGGCGAAGCCGATTAAGGATATGTTGCGCGTGATCGGCGTGGATGCGGACAACCGCGAAACCAAGGAAAAGCCGAACCCAATATTCGGCGTGAGCCCGCGCAGGATGGCGCAAACACTCGGGACGGAGTGGATGCGCGACACGATCCACAAGGACGGGTGGTTGTTGCTGGCCGACGTGTTCCTGCGCGCCGCGGTGGACACCGGCGCGGCCGGCGTCGTCATCACGGACGTTCGGTTTCCCAACGAAGCGGCCTGGCTCGCAGAACGCGACGGCGTGGTGTGGCACATTCGGCGCCCCGGCATCTGCCCGGTCGAAGCGCACGCCAGCGAAAACGGCATTGGAGTTTACCCCGGCGATCTGATTATTCCGAACACCGGCTCGATCGCTGACTTGGCCGACACGGTGCGCAAGGCGATCGAGTCGCCGCATTTGTTCGCGGTTACGGGAGAATGAAATGCTAACGAAAGATGAGCTGTTAAGCGCGGTGCCGGAGGAAATCATCGGCAATCCGTGGGTGCAGAACGTGATTGAAACGCTGCGCGGCATGGGCGGGGAGGCGGCTATCTGGATGCAAAGCGAATATGCTGAACATAATTGTGACTACTGCCAACTGAAAGCCGAACTCGCAGAGGCGAAGGTCGAAGCTGCGAGGCTGCGGGAGGATGCTGCAAGGTTTAATTGGTGGTTTTCAAGATCACCAGAACAGCTTAGTCAATTCTGGAGTGCAAAAGAAGATGGAACACTATCGTCACCAGATGAGGCAAGAAAAACAATCGACGCCGCCAGAGCGCAAGGGAGTGAGCGTGGCTGATACTGTTTTGCAGATACTTGAGCGAGCCAGAATCGGTAACTGGACGATGGGGCAACTTGCCGAAGAATGTATCAAAGAGGGCATGGAGATGGCCGCTGAGATTGTAGCCGACCACTGGAATAACCAATTAATTATGGTGAACCAAAAAGCGCAAGCAGAACGTAGCGCCCAAGCCATCCGATCAGCGAAGGAGAAACTGTGAACAACAGAGCGCAAGGGGGTGAGCGTGGCTGAGTGCATACACGGTTCTGTTGCGTATTTGTGCATCAAGTGCCAGCCGTCTGACTACAATCGCGGCAAAGCCGACGGCATCAAAGAGGGCATGGAGAGGGCGGTTTTAATTGCCGAAGGACATGCCAAACATTGCATATCAGGCTGCTGCGAATGGACAGCTAAAGAAATACGATCAGCGAAGGCGAAACTGTGACTAACGAGTGCGTGGCGGGGGTGGTGTGAAACTCAGAGAGGACATAACAGAAGGCAACGCGGTAACTGTGCGCTGGCTTGGTTGGGGCGACATTAAAGACAATCACGGCGAGCTAATCGGAAGCTACATGTTCATACAGTTGCCCTCTTACAAAATGGTCAGGTGTTTTGTTAGCGACAAGTATGTAATGGGAAAACTAACCATTGGAAAACTCTGCCGCAAGCGCAACGGTTCGTGGCTTCCGGAAAAATACATTTTTGAATACTGGCCAATTTAAATCCGTGATTATCAACGCAAATATGTGGGCAACTGACGCGATGGTAAATGCGATATGGAAAGCCATGATTGCTGCAGCCGAAAAACCGAGTGGATAGCCTCTACCCTTACCAGAAAGAAGGTGTCGAATGGCTGACAACGAAAAGATTTGCCCTGCTTGCGGACGAGCCGGGCCTGGGGAAGTCGGCGCAGGCGGCGGTAGCGGCCGATCGGATCCGCGCGGAACGGGTGGTGTTGCTCTGCCCGGCCAGCGTGCGGGTGAATTGGGCAAGGCAGTGGTCGATGTGGGGTTCTGGTATCGCAGATGTTTTGCTTTCCCGCCGGGATACTATCTCCACCCACTGCAGGGTGGCGGTTTCGTCCTACGACGGGACGCTGGCGCCGGAGATTCTGCGCCGGCTAACGGCATTCAATCCGACGCTGCTGGTGCTCGATGAAAGCCACTACCTCAAAAGCATCGACGCAAGACGAAGCCATGCGGTTTTGGGAAAGTCAGGCCTTGTCCACTGTGCGCAGCGCACTTGGGCATTGTCAGGGACGCCTGCTCCCAATCATGCGGGTGAACTCTACCCCCTGCTTCGAGTTTTCGGTGCAATACGACACGACCACGAATCGTTTGTCAGTCGATTTTGCGCTGTTCGTCAAACCCAATTCGGCCCGCAAATCGTCGGCTCGAAAAATATCCCCGAACTCCGGCAGATCCTCGCGCCGGTCATGCTTCGCAGAAGGAAAAAAGACGTGATGACGCAACTGCCGCCCATTCGCTTCGACGACGTGGTTGTTGAGCCCGGCCCCATCGACGAGGAACGGTTTTTCTACGACTACTTTGCCACCAAGCAGGTGCAAAAACTCTACGACGACGTGCAGGCGCAGCGGTCCGCGGTCGAGCAAGTCGTCCAGTTCACCAGCGGGCGCGACCAGTTGACGGTGATGGAAGGCATGGCCAAGTCGGTGTCCACGCTGCGGCGCTACATCGGCCTGCAGAAGTGCGCGGCCGTGATCGACATGGTGGCGCAGGAATTGCGCGACCACGCATACGAAAAGATCGTGCTCTTTACCTGCCACCGTGACGTGACGGTGACGCTGCAGGAGGGGCTGTCCAAGTTCCGGCCGGTGACACTCTACGGCGGCACCCCGCCTGCGACGCGCCAGGCCAACATCGACAAGTTCCGCAAGCAAAAATACTGCCGCGTGTTCATCGGCAATATCCGCGCGGCAGGCACCGGCATCGACGGGCTGCAGGACGTGTGCAGCGAGGTCGGCATGGTCGAGTGCAGCTGGACGCCGGCCGAGAACGCCCAGGCGGTCATGCGTCTGCACAGAATTGGGCAGGCAAACCCGGTTCGCGTGCGGGTGTTCAGTGTGGCGGACTCGATCGACGAGCATGTGCAGCGCAGGCTGCGCCGTAAGGCAGCCGAACTCACTCAGATTTTTGACTAGAGCATTGAGATTTTCCCAATGGCTATCCGTTCTCTTTACGACAACCAAGACGACATTCTCGACGCAATCGAAAAGCTACATTGCCTGACCGGATTTGACTGTGACCTTACCTACGGCAACGGCATGTTCTACCGAAAACGCAAAACGCCCGCGCATTGTTTTGACATCGAACCGCTGGCGCCGCACGTAACGAAAGCGTGCTCAATGGGCGTCCCGTTGGGGTCTGGAACCGTGTCGAATTGTGTGTTTGACCCCCCATTTATGACTTATGTTCGAGGCGGTCGCCAGCACAAAGATGGCAAAGTCGCGCTGACGAGTCGGTTTGGCGGCTACTGGACTTACGCCGAATTAGAGGATCACTACCGGCACACAATCAGTGAAGCGCATCGAATACTTAAACCGAAGGGAAGGCTGGTGTTTAAGTGTCAGGACATCATCCACAATCATCGCATGCACTGCACACACGCGCGGGTCATTCTGATGGCTGAATTGGAGGGCTTCCGGCTGTTAGACCTTTTCGTTCTTGCCGCCAAGCACCGCATGCCGGGACCGCAAAAAGGCATTCAACGCCACGCCCGCATTTGGCACTCTTATTTTTTGGTATTTGAGCGTTCTGCTTAACCTTGACGTTGACATTTTCTCAACACGTATTTAGTATCACACCCCACCACCTGAAAGGACTAGAACCGTGATCCAAGTGACGATGAGTTTTGCCGATGAAAACGCCCTGATCGCTTTTTTCCAGAATCGCAGCGCTCCGCCCGCGATCGACCCCGCCGTGATCAACCCGCCGACGACACCGCCGGCAGCCGCCGAGTCCACGAAACCGCGCGGCCGGCACAAGAAAGCCGAACAGCCCCAGCCCACCGTGGGAACCAACGGAGGCAGCACCAGCCCTGTCAATTCCGATGCCGGTAGTCTTGCGCCGGCAGGCGGTGCTCCGCAGGGTGATGGCGCCACGGGGACGCCGGTGGGCACTGCGCCTGCCGGCGTGGTCCCCACCGTCGAGGACGCCAAGAAAGCCGGCCTCGCCGTGACGGAGAAGTTCGGCCCGACAGAGGGCATGACGAAGGTGCGCGAAATCTGCGCGCGGCACGGTGTCAAATTGATTCGTGACCTGAAGCCCGAACAGGTCGTCGGCTTCATCAAGGATTGCGCCGAGGCGGTCGCTTGATCCCGCTGGTCGTGGTTGACGCCAAAGCGCGCACCTACGCGGCCTATCAAGGCCGCCAGTTGCGTCTAAAGGTCGAGTCGGTCGAGCGCCTGCTGGAACGCGCCGAGGTCGAGCAATTCCGCTGCAATCCGTTTGGCTTTGTCGGTGACGCCATTCTGCCGCCGGAGGCCGCATGACTGAACTCGCGCATAGCCCGATCGGGGCAAGCTCGATGTATCGCTGGTCGGCCTGCCCCGGCAGCGTCCGCCTGTCGCGTGGCATCGCGTCGAAGTCATCCAAGTATGCCGAGGAAGGCACGGAAGCGCATGAGTGGGCGGCGAAACTGGCGCTCGGTGAGTGCGCGATGAAAGACGCGCCGGAGGAAATGCACGACGCGCTTTCGGTTTACGTCGCCGAAATCCAACGGATCGTGGCCAACCCTGTGCCGGGCGTCCTCTACGTCGTTGACTACAAGCACGGCGCGGGAATCGCGGTCGAGGTCACAGGCAATCCGCAACTTCGATATTACGCGCTTGGAACTTTGGTGTCGGCGCCGGAGGTCGGATTGCTGGTCGAGCACAAGTTCGATCTGTTCTCGGTTTACCTTGGCCTATTCGGGACTGCCGACGCCGTGTTTCGGCAGGACGGGCCGATCGCCGAAGTGGAAATGGTCATCGTGCAACCGCGCTGCCCGCACCCTGCCGGTCCGGTGCGCCGCGAGCGCATATCGGCTGCCGATCTGATTGACTTCGCCACGGAGCTGATCGACTATGCCAAAGCCACGGAAAGTCCCGATGCACCTGTTGTCCCTGGCGATCATTGCCGCTTCTGCCCTGCTTCTGGCGCTGGTCGTTGCCCTGCAATTCGTGAAAAAGCCAACGCCGTCGCGGCCCGAGTGTTCGCCCCCGGCGTCACCTACGACGCAGCCGAACTCGCGGACGCATTACGTTGGGCGCCTGTCTTGGAAGCATGGCTGAAAAACATGCGCGAATTTGCGTACGCCGAAGCTGAAGCTGGGCGTTGCCCGCCAGGATTCAAGCTGGTGGCCAAGCGCGCCAACCGCGCGTGGAAAGACGTGGCCAGTGCCGAACAGGCGTGCAAAGCCCTCGGGCTTGGCGAACTCGAGATGTATGGCGAACCGAATCTGGTGTCGCCGGCACAGATCGAGAAAGCATTGACGGCGCGCAAGATCAAGCCTGCAGATCGAAAGGCCGCACTCGATCCGCTGGTGGAAAGTGTTTCAAGCGGTCACACCCTCGTTGCCGACTCCGACCCGCGCCCGCCGGTGCGACAGGACGCGGCAGAGGTTTTCTCAAACGTCTGAAAGGAAAACTGCAATGCCCGGAAAAAACGTCATCACTCCCGAGTTTCGCGCGTCCTACCCGAATCTGATCGAGCCGCGCAAGAACGATCTGAACGGCAAGATGGAATACAGCGTGGTCGCGGTGTTCGCGCCCGGCGCTGATCTGTCGGCGCTCAACAAGTCGATCGCCGATTTGCTGACCGAAAAGTTCGGCGCCGACAAAGCCAAGTGGCCGAAGCCCATGCGCAACCCCATTCGCAAGAATGAGGAAAAAGAAAAGGACGGCAAGCTGCCCGAGGGCTACGAGGCCGGTGGCCACTTCATCACGTTGAAGGCGACACAACGCCCCGGCCTGGTGGACAGCAACGTGCAACCGATCATCGACGCCACGCAGTTTTTCGCTGGCTGCTACGCCCGTGCGCAGGTCAACCCGTATTACTACGAACAGAAGGGCAACCGCGGCGTGTCGTTCGGGTTGAACAACGTGCAAAAACTCCGCGATGGGCCGGCGCTCGGCAACCGCATGAAAGCCGAGGACGCTTTCGAGCCGGTGGCAGAAGCGGCTGGCGCATCTGGCGGCGACAGCATTTTCGACTAATCCTTGCGAGGCTTGCGCGCCCCTTCGGGGGCGCTCTTTTTCTTTATGGCACCGATTCTCCACATCGACTTCGAAACCCGCAGCG